TATATTTACGTGAAGTTTTTTCGAAGAAATATTTATCACGTCTTTTATTGAAGGAAGTGACAGATGCTCTGGTTTTAGCACCATACTTAAAGAAATCGTATTTTGGGTTTGTAAAGTGATTTTTTAATGACAAATAATGTTGATAGACCTCAAATGGTTTCACTTTCATATAGGCAATTTTGCTCTCGATGTTCGTTTCATAAAGTTGAGTCTCGTAGCATCCCACTTTAGTTTTTCTTTGAGTGGTTTTGAGACCAACTTCGTCACCGATTCTACTTCAAGTTCATTAACTTCACAATAGTGTACGATAGCATCAATATAATTGATTTTTTCCTCAGCAACAATTTTTTCAATCTCTAGTGCAAATTTAGAAGGTGTTAAAAATTTACTTGCTATTGCCTGTTCTAGTTCTTTATTCGGTTCCATAGAGTTCCAGTTTATCTCTAACAAACTTTCTAATGTATTCGGTAAGAAGTTTGATGTACTTTGATTTGTCTCGTTCTTCATAAACAACGCATTCTCCATTTTCACAAGCCATAATGATTACAAGTTTTTTGACTGAAATACCAGTCAGTTCGTACAGCATACAACCATATGCCATGCACTGTACAAAATAGTGATCGATCCACTCCCGTGGTTTAGGTTTCTTAGATGTTTTAAAATCGATGATTGCCAGTTCACCCTCGTATTCTGCAATACAATCGACGGTTCCAGCAATACCTAACTGCTTACTATATAGGGAACCTTCTAAGGCATGAATATTGTCTATGTTTTTAAGTTTGTTTTTAGAAATCTTGAAAAGAAAATCAGAAATAGGTTGAACTTTTGGTAACTCCTCATTTTTTAGAAAGTGTTCAGTGAGAGTATGCATGTCCGTACCACGACTTGTTGCAGCCCTAGTAATACGATCTGCTTCTTCATTACCAACTTTTTTACGCCATTTAACAAAAATCTCCTTATTAAAATGACTGGTTACCGAAGTAATGGAAACCAGTCGGAGAAGTTCTTTATCATCTGGAACTTTATAAAATCTTACCCCATCTATCGTTTCTCTTTCAAGATGGGGAAGTTCAATATCAACATGATTAAACATTAAAAACCTGCTTCAATTTTTGCCGTAAGATACTCTTTAACTAAACCAGAACGAACAATATCTTGTAGTCCAAACTCAATTATATCAAAAGATGGCATTTTACGCAAGACACTCATAAAGTCCACAATACCGTTCTTTTCATTTGTTTTTTGTAAATCTGATTGTCCAGCATCTCCACAAAAACAAATTCTAGTATTTTCACCCACACGAGTAATAATAGAATCTAATTCATGGAAATTCAAATTCTGAAATTCATCCACAATCACAATTGCATTATCAAGAGTTGTTCCACGAAGAAATGATGTACTCCAGAATTTAATAGTTTCTTGTGATTTTAGATTTCCATAAAGCATCTCAAAGTCTGCATCAGAAGGCATTTGGAACATATATTTCACCATATTCTTATAAGGAATCTGGTAAATATCTGCCTTATCTTCATGTGAACCAGGAAGAAATCCAATCTCTCTGGTTGCTACAAGAGACCTCACAAGGTAAATTCTCTCATAAGGTGTATTCTCACTCAAAACATCTTTAAGTGCATTGTAGAGGGTAATAAAAGTCTTACCAGTGCCTGCACAACCATAGGCAACAATGTGTTTTTCTTCTTTATATGAATTGAATAGTGTTTTCTGATTGTCTGTAAGTGGTTCTATATCAACCAAATATTCGGCACTTAGGGGTTTTTTCCTCTTCATTTGTTTTGTAGTCAGACCAACTCCAATTGGTTGATCATCTTTTGCTGATGCTCTCTTTCTTCTTGCCATACTTAGATTTTTTTTACTTTTGATCCGGGCATTTTTGATGCTCGATTTAGGACTTCGTTCCATCCTGGTCTTTTGGCGACAAGTTTATCTCTCCATTCACCAACGTCAGTTGCCATTGGGGCAGTAGATGGATCACTCCAGTCTCGTGTCCATTCTGGATTTTCTTTCAACCATTCTGTCCACTGATGAACACTCATTTTCACCTCTTTTTGTTCACCAGTCTCTTTATTTACTACAGGATATGTTGCCAAAATTATCACCTCCTAATGATATAAAAATATTTAGACCCACTCCAGTGATCTTTCAGATAATTTTTTTATGTGATCAGAAAATTTATTTAAAGATAAATTCATTTTCATAGTATTACATATGCGACAGCAGGATACTGAATTGCTATAAGTATATCCAACACTATTATCTTGTCTGTCTATCCCCCAATGCGAGAATGGAATACCAACATTACTTTCTCTTAAAATTGGAGGTTCCCCACAATAATAACAGGGTTTTGTAACAATGTCAAAATGTTCTTTTTTTGTTAAAGACCATTCCTTTCCTCTGTGTTTAGCAGATCTTTTACAATCACCATAAATTTTATTGTGGTAAGATTCTATTGTTTTTTGTTTTCTTCCAGTTTCCTTAGCTCTATCAGATCTAAGACAACCACAACTTTTACTTGTTCCTCTTGTTAGATAATCACCTCTAACTAATTTTTCTACTCCACATTCACATTTACATAGAAAACATCTAACAGGACGATTATTTGTTCCAAAATATTGGATTGTGGGAGAAGAATTTGTAACTTCCCACCTATTAAATTTTTGTCCCTCATTAAGAGTTATTGCTTTCATAGATATAACATACACTATATCTATTTATACATTCACTACATTACAATACCCATTGATTTTCTACCCCCCCAAGTGCTTCTGTACAGATAGGAAATTGTTCGGCAAAGATTTTTTTACATTCTTTAGCAATATCCATATGCTCTTTTTGAGTTCCATTTTTTTCTCGTAGTGCAATATATGTGATCCAAGACCTGCAACTACCTGCCATATAAAGACGAGTGGGAGTTGCCAGTGGAAGAACGAATCTACAGCACTCCTTTGCAATTCCCATATCAAGCATCGATTGATAAAGAGTCATTGCATCATCAAAATGCTTTCGAATCCTAATTTCAAACTCCTGTCTCACAAAAGGATCAACATCATCAATAGAATTTTGACGATTCTTGGTGTCTTGACGACGGAGATCAAACATAGGAATCGTATCACCAAGAAGTGAAGAGTCAGCATAACGTTGTGAGAACTCTTGATATGTAAAACTACGATGACGCAAAATTTGTGCTGCCAGTCCTCTGGTAGTCTCAATTTCCAATGTCATGAATGCCTGCTCAAACACAGACCAATGATTGTGTTTGATACAATATCCCAACAACTTTGCATAGTTGGGATTTTCCTGATTATTTGGATTTGACACTCTGGCAACATAAGCCATAGTTTTTTCAGCATCAGGAGTGACACTAATCAGTTTTACATTCATTTTCCAAATCCTTTAGAGTTTTCTTTTTCGATATCAGCAATCTGCTTTCTAATTTCTCGCAGTTGTGATTTCATTTCAATAATTCGTTCTTCACTGTAGAGATAATCTTTTTCAATCAATTTCTCTAATAGTTTAACAAGTTCTTTTGCTTTCTTTGTATCAGTCATCATCATCCTCAAAGACTTCATCATAATCAGGATGCCCATATCTATTGTGATGAATCTCTTTATCCTGTCGCATCTTATATGCTTCGGGATCAGAATAAACTTCTGCTTTTAAAGAATCAACAAGAAGTTCAAGATTTCTTACAATCAATTTAAGTCGTTCTCTCTCCATAATACTCTGTTGTTTCACCACATTATAACACAAAAAAAGAGGGGTTAGCAACCCCTCTGACGATTTACAAGTAATTCACTTACTATAAGTGTGTCCACGATAGCAGAAGGTGCCGTGAAGATCATCGGTTCCTTGCTTGCACTCATACTTGACACCACGATATGATGTCATGAGAATTTGTGCGTCGTGAAGTGCAGATGCTTTATTGATCTGCTTGCGAATCATATTAAGTGTGTTCATTTTTATACTCCTAAAGAAATGGGTGAAATTAACCTTCTCTGAATA